GGCCAGGCGGGGGCGCAGGAACACCCCGGCCCCTTTTTGGGCACGCCCTGAGTGCGAGGCCGTTTTTCACCAGCGCAGACAGCCCCGCCACCGCGTTCTCGCTGCTCGCAGACGCGCCCGGAGTGCCTGAAGGCTCGTGTTAAAGGGCCTGAAATCCGACGAAAGCCGTGCTAAGCGCGCCGTAAGGCCGGCTTCCGTCTGCCCGCGCACGCGTGGTGACACCGCAGCCCGGCGTACGAAGCCTGGAGGGAGGTTCGCCCGTGCACACGATCGGATCTCTCTGCACCGGATACGGCGGGCTGGACATGGCCGTGATGGAAATCTTTCCTAGCCGGGTCGCGTGGTGGGCGGACAACGACCCGGGGGTGCGCCGCTTGATGGGAAAGCACCACGCCGGCCTACCGAACCTCGGCGACGTCACAACCGCGAACTGGTCAGCAGTCGAGCCGGTCTCGATTGTCACCGCTGGCTACCCGTGCCAGCCATTTTCAAATGCCGGGAGGCGGCTTGGCACGTCGGACGAACGACACCTCTGGCCCTGGATCGCCGAGTGTCTTCGGGTACTTCGACCGAAGTTGGTCGTGTTGGAGAACGTGGCCGCCCACCTCCGAAGAGGCTTCGACGTTGTTGCCCAAGACTTGGCCGAACTCGGGTATCAGTTCGCGTGGGCTGTTGTATCGGCTGCCGAAGTCGGCGCGCCCCACTTGCGGAAGCGGCTGTTCGTCGTTGCTGCCGACGCCTCACGCGAACTGCTCCACCGGCCCCTGGGCGGGAGGCCGCTCCGGCGGGCTGAACATTCAGACGGCGGTGTCCCTCCTGCCGACTCCCCGAGCGACGGACGGAACCAAGGGCAGCCCGAACAGTCGGGGAACGGCCGGCGACCCGTCGTTGCCGATGGTCGCCGTGACCCTTCTCCCGCGCCATTCGCACGAGAGCGGGAACCGGTCCAGGACTGGCGGCAGTACTCCGCCGCTGTCGAGCGATGGGAGCGACGGCTAAACCGAACCGCTCCCGTGCCGACCGCCATCAGCGATCGCGGCGGACGGCGCGTGCTCTCTCCGCTGTTCGTTGAATGGATGATGGGCTTGCGCGAGGGACACGTCACCGGCCCGGAAGGGCTGCCGCGTGCACAGCGGTTGAAGATGCTCGGCAACGGAGTCGTGCCGCAGCAGGCGGCGCACGCAATCTGGCACCTGCTCGCGATCCTCGCGCTCTCTGTCTCCCCCTCTTGATCGCGGCGCACGCCGCTCATGCCACCGCCCCCGTGGCGGGTTGAGCCCGGCCGCGCCCCCTCTCCGTGGCCTGGTGCTCCCCGCCCGGGGCGGTACCCGCCTTCGCCGACGACCCCGGGACGGACTTTCACGCCCTGTCCGCGCAGCGGTCGTCCGGCCAACCCTCGGAACGGAGGACCGTTGCGACCCGGCATTGTGTCGGCGACTGACCGCGCGATAGCCGGGGCGCTGGTCGTCATACTGTTGTTTTCTAGCGTCCAGCCGCTTTCGCCCCGGCCCCGCCTTGCCGCCGTCTGGCCGCAGCCCGCCGAACCTGCCCGCCCCGGCCTGGTTCCTTCGGCACCGCCGAGCACCCCGCCTGCGGGCGCGGGTCCGGACCCCGGCCCGCCGTTCAAGGACCGCGCCCCCGCCTGTGGTCCGGCACGACCGGACGCGCTCGACCGGTGGATAGCGCAGGCGTCGGCCGCGCTGGAGCACGCCGGGGAACCGCCGATCACCGACCGCGCCGCGCTGCGGCTCATCATCGCGGCGGAGTCCTCCGGGGACCCGTGCGTGGTGAACACGTGGGACGCCAACGCCCGGCGAGGAACGCCGAGTGTCGGCCTGGTCCAAACGATCCGGCCGACGTTCGACCGGTGGGCGCTGCCCGGGTACGGCGACATCCGGCACCCGGTAGACAACATCATCGCCGGAGTGCGGTACGCCCGTGGCCGCTACAGCTCGGAGAGCAACGTGCCCGGAGTACTCGGCAGGCGCACGGGCAACGGCTATCGCGGGTACTAACAGAAGTATTTTTTGCGACGGATGTCCGAGCCTAGGTACCGGAGCGCGGTCCCGATTCCGACGGGACGCGCTGCCTTGCCCGAAAACGGCCGAAAAACCCACGATTTTCCGGAGCTATCGCTTAGTCGAACGTGGACATTCCGCATCTGCACTTCCGAACCAAAAAGTGCAGGGCGATCTTCATCTTTGTTTTCATCTACTATCATCTTTGGCAGTTGTCGTACCTCGTCTGGATTCAAGGTACCGACAATCCGGCAATGCCGGGCATATTTGGGTAAATAATCACGAGCCAGCGTCAGGCTGGTTCTCTTCCATGTCACTACAGTGAAGTTTACCTGCACATTATGCACTGGGAGTTTACTGGCGTTCTTTGCACCAAAGTTGATCTCGCAATATAGCGGGTCGATGTCATCGATACGTGGGTTGAAATCAAGCTTTTCAAGCGATCCCCATACGGCCACTTCGTCCACCTGTCGACGCTGGTGGCGTCGCCGGTCTCGTGCAAAAACTCCAACTGCCACGATTAGCGAGCCCGCAGAAGCCCACGATGGAACATTACCCCAATCCAAGTGGTGCGCCCACTCGATAATCCCATGAAGAATTTTTTGCCCGTCCAACGTGTACCTCTCTTTGCAGAAATTTGCTGAATCTTCTGCCGCATTCTCAATGCATGGGCGCACGTCCCAGCATGCTAATCCGGATCGTCGCAGATGCTAGCGCGCCAAAACCATCGAGGGAGGCCCGGCATGTCGCATGCGAAACCTCCGGAGGACCGCTCCGGGAACCCGCGCACTGCGGCAGGAACGCCTACCGCTCCGGTGGTGCACTCCGGTCGCGCTCCCCGCGTTCCGGCGAAGCTAGGCGACATCGGCCGTGAGGTTTGGCGCGCGGTGTGGGCGGCCGGGGACGGCGCGTACCACCCGGCGACCGATCGATTCGTGATCGAACGCTATTGCGAACTGCACGACCGCCGGGCCGCACTGCTGCGCGAAATCGAGGTCGACGGTTTGACCACCGAGGGCAGCACGGGACAAACCGTGATTCACCCGGCGCTGCGGTACGTGGAGTCCACGGAGAAGGAAATGCGCGCAGTGGAAACGACTCTCGGGCTGAACCTGGAAGCCCGCCTTCGTCTGGGCATCGCGGCGAACGCTGCGCGCCGGACGACTCTTGACGACATCTTGGGTGGCCCCGACGACTAGGAGGCTTGAGCGCTGTCCCCCAAAACAGAGGGACGACGCGTTCGCCGATTCGTCCAACACCTCACCCTTGGCGGCTCGTATCTCGGGCAGCCCTTCCGTTTGCTCGCGTGGCAGCGCGACGTCATTGACGAGATCTACCGCCTGACTCCGGCCGGCCGCCGCCGATACCGCACGGCAGTTCTAGGCGTAGCAAGGAAAAACGGCAAGACTCAGCTTGCCGCAGCACTCGCGCTCTACCACCTGTGCGCCGACACCCGCGACGCAGCGCCGGAAGTGATCTGCGCGGCCAATACCCGCGACCAAGCCCGGCTTTTGTTTGCCGAGGCATCGCGCATGGTGCGCATGTCCCCGTTGCTGTCGGACATCTGCACCGTTCAGCGCGATCAGATCATCTGTCACGCGACCGGCGGACGGTTCAAGGCCGTTTCTGCGGACGCCGGGCTTCAGCAAGGTTTGAACCCGTCGATGATCGTGATGGACGAGTACGCACAGGCGAAAAACTCGGACCTGTTCGACGCCCTCACTCTTGGCTCCGCGCAACGGAACGAGCCACTGTTCCTGGTGATCTCGACGGCGGGCCCGCTGCCGGACGGGCCGTTTGCGGACATGGTCGAGCACGGCCGACGTGTCGAGTCCGGCGAAGAGGACGACCCGTCGTTCTGGTCCCGCTGGTACGGAGTCCAGCCCGGCGAAACCGTCGACCACCGCGACCCCGAAGTGTGGCAGCGCTGCAATCCGTCATGGGAAATTATGAACCACGCGGACTTTGCGGCGAGCTGCAAGCGCACGCCGGAAGCGAACTTCCGCATGTACCGCCTGAACCAATTCGTTCGGGGTGGCTCGACATGGCTGCCGCACGGCGCGTGGGACGCGCTCGCGCGACCGGACAAGCGGCTCGCGCCGGGGGACGAGATCGTGGCTTTCGTTGACGCAGCTTGGAAAGGCGATTCAACCGGCATCGTCGGTGTGCGCCTGGACGACTTGCACGCGGAAGTGCTCGGGCACTGGGAGGCCCCGGCGGGTGACCCGCACTGGCGGACTCCGCTTGCGGAGGTCAAGCAAAGGATTCGGGATATCTGCGGCATTTACCGCGTGGCCGAGGTTCCCGGAGACCCGTACCGGTGGGAAGTCGCCATGCAGGAGCTAGCCGAAGAGGGCTTGCCGGTAGTGGAGTTCCCGACCAATTCCCTTGCCCGCATGGTGCCCGCGACGCAGAGTGCATACGAGGTGATCGTAGAAGGCCGGATGTCGCACTCCGGCGACCCGTCGCTAGCGCGGCACCTGGAGAACGCGGTCGTGCGCGAGGACAGCCGAGGCCCGCGACTTCAGAAGGAAAGTGCTGGCAGTAAAAGAAAAATCGACCTTGCGGTGTGCTTGATCGGCGCGCTTCACCGTGCGCAGCTCTTTCGGGAAGACCGCCGCACGAATGACGGGTTCCTGGTGGACGCCAAGCCCTGGGACGACTTCGAGGATGACGAGTGGTGACGGGGGTGTGGTGCAGAAACCGAACTTAGCCGAACGGCTCGCGGCCAAAGCGCGGCGGAACGTCGCGGAGCTGATCGCTACCGCAGGCGCGACCGCGATGGCCGTCGGAGTGGGCCAGATCTACGGCCCCGCCGCATGGCTTGCGGGCGGAGCCTTCGGGGTGGTCGGCGCGGTGTGCGTGGCCAGATCGAAGGGAGGAACACGCTAGTTGGGATTCCTGTCCTTTGTGGAGAAACGATCCGCACCGATGCCCGTCGAGAAGGCCACGACCACGGCCGAACTGTTCGGCACCGGAATGCCGGCCGCGGAGCCGTTGACGCGTGACACCGCGCTCAAGGTGTCGGCGGTGTTCGCATGCGTTCGCCTGCTGACGGACGCCATCGCAACGCTTCCCGTGGACGCCTACCGTCGCGTTGCTGGACGCCGTCGCTCGCTCGCGGCCCCGGACTGGCTTGTCAAGCCGAATCCGGACATCGGCCGGATTGCGTTCTTCGGCCAGATAATGACAAGCCTGTTGCTCGAAGGAAACGCCTACATCCTGGTGTCCCGGGTCGGCGGGCGGGTCGTGGCACTCGATGTCATCCCCGCATGGATGGTCGACCCGCGCTATGTCGCGACCCGGTCCGGCCGCAAACGTCTTGTCTATCAACTTTCCATCGCAGGAGAAGGGGAACCGTCCGACGTGGTCGGGGCACTCGACCCGCAAGACGTCATCCATCTGCAAGGTCTCCCACTCGCCGGAGAGCTGCGGGGCGTGTCTCCGTTGAAAGCCGCGTCGCTCACGATCGGGTCGGCGCTCTCGGCGCTGGAGTACGGGGCCGCGTTCTTCGCGGACGGCGCGCTTCCCGGCGCGGTCGTCAACGTGCCCGGTCCGATGACGCCGGACGGCCTGAAGGCGGCTCGCCAAACGTGGCGCAACATCCACGGAGGCAAGGGAAACCGGCACGGCCTGGCGATTCTGACCGAGGGCGCGACGTTCCAGAAAGTCACGATCTCGCCGGACGAAGCACAGTTCTTGCAGACGCGACAGTTCCAGGTCCCGGACGTGGCCAGACTGTTCGGCGTGCCGCCGCACCTCATCGCGGACGCCACCAACTCGACGTCCTGGGGCAGCGGGCTGTCTGAGCAGAACACGAGTTTTGCGCAGTACTCCACGCGGCCGTGGGTCGAGCGGATCGAAGAGGCGCTAACCGCGCTGCTGGTCGCCGACACGAGCGACGCCGCCGCGTTCGTACGGCTGAATATCGACGCGATCCAGCGCGGTTCGCTCAAAGACCGGATGGACACCTACCGGGTAGGGCTGGCATCGGGCGTCTACACCCGCAACGAAGTCCGCGCGTGGGAAGACCTTCCCCCGGACACCGACTACGGCGACTATTTCCAACTCCCGCTGAACCTCGCCTTGCTGACTCCGGACGGCCCGATGTCTTTGTCCGGCGGGAAATCCGAGGCTGAACCGGCCGACGAGCCGGACTCATCTCCCGAGGCCGGCGTGGTGGACGACCCCGAGTCCGGCCGGGAGCCGGACGGAGAAGATTCCGTCAAGAACCCGAAGGAGCCCGTTGACGACTGAACGACGCGACTACGCGCGCCCGGTTGAGCTGCGGTCCGAGGGCGAGAACGTCACGATTCGCGGCTACGCCTACGTTTTCGGCGCGCTGTCCCATGACCTAGGCGGTTTCCGGGAGCGCATCGAGCGCGGCGCTGGCCGGGAATCCATGGCGCGTAACGAGCTTCTGGCAACGTTCAATCACAGCCCGGACGCTCCGCTTGCCCGCACGGGCGCGGGGCTGCGCGTCGGCGAGGACGACACCGGCGGCTGGTACGAAATCGACTTGCCGAACACCAGCACCGCTCGCGACGTCGCCGAGCTGATCCGGCGCGGAGTCGTACGGGGTTCTTCGTTCACGTTCTCCCTCCCGGACGGGCGTACCGACCAGGAATGGACCGAAACCCCAGACGGCGACGTGGTCCGGACCCTTCGCCGCATCAACGTCGTGGAGCTTGGCCCGGTCCTGAACCCGGCCTACCCCGACACCTCTGCCGCGCTGCGCGCGCTCAACGAAGCCCGCAGCGCCGCGACATACGACACCCGGCCCGCGATGGCCGCACCCACCGCACTCAAGGGGAGCAC